CTTGATCAGTGATGAGGATGCCCGGTCGGTGACGGTCATCTCGGCTGTGGAAGACACGGTTTACAAAGCAGTAACCTATGCCCTGCACCCAACCAAGAACATGATTATCTGGTCGGGTACTCCCTTCAACGCAAAGGATCCACTGTACAAGGCAGTGGAATCCGGTGCCTGGAAAGTCAATGTGTTCCCTGTTTGCGAGCAATTTCCATGCCTAGAGGAAGATTTCCGCAGCAGCTGGCCCGATCGATTCACCTTCACCTATGTGAAGACCCAGTATGACGAGGCAATCAAGTTGGGCATGGTGCAGACCTTTAACCAAGAGTTAATGCTACGGATTATGAGCGAAGAAGACCGCATGATCCAAGATGGTGACATTGGTTGGTATAAGGTGGATGCGGTACTTCGTAACAAAAGTCGGTTCAACTTCTACATTACTACGGACTTTGCCACCAGTGAAAAACAAAAGGCAGACTTCTCAGTGATCAGTGTCTGGGCTTACAACAATGTAGGTGACTGGCTCTGGATCGATGGTGTCTGCAAACGCCAGCTCATGGACAAGAATGTTGATGACCTATTTCGACTGGCTCAGACCTACAAACCGCAGTCAGTGGGGATCGAGGTCAGTGGCCAGCAAGGTGGCTTTATTACCTGGGTTCAGGGACAAATGCTAGAACGCAACATTTTTTTCCCGTTGGCTAGTCAGGATAATGGCAGTGAGCCAGGTATTCGGCCTAACACCAACAAGCTGGTTCGATTCAATACCGTAGTGCCCTTGTTTAAGGCACGCAAGATATTTTTCCCGATCGAGCGCAAGACCGAGGCACCAATGGCTGAGGCCGTCAATGAATTGAGTCTAGCTTCGGTGTCTGGTTTCAGGAGTAAACACGATGACTTCATTGACACGATTTCAATGTTGTCGTCATTGACCCCGTGGAAGCCTTCGGAAGAAGCACCGCTGGTGGCCAGTAGTAAGAGTGATGGTATGTGGGATGTTGACGTGGATGACACGGTGACCGATCGCATGGCTTCGTACATTGTTTAAGGAATACCCATGAACCTCCAAGAAATCTTCGATCAGTTGACCTATGGTGAACTCTCCCAACTGAGTATGGGGGGTGGTGAACCCGGTGTCATTGACGTAACCAACTATCCACGGGTCTTGGCACACGTCAACCTGGGGCTGACTGCGTTGTACAAACGCTTTCCTCTAAAGGAGGGCCGACTGTCCCTGCAATTGACGGCAGGGTTGCTGACCTACAACATCAACAACAAGTTCGCTCTAAGTAATGAGGGCTCTGTCGAGCCTGTAAAATACCTACTCGATACGGTGACTTCCCCTTTTGCCAATGATGTGCTTAAGATTGAGCGAGTCCTGACAGACGATGGCGCCGAGCTGCCCATCAATGATCTCTCGAACGTGTATTCGGTATTCACCCCAACTGCGACTGCACTATGCGTTCCTGCTGATATCGTAGCTCAGGTCTTTGAATTACCTGATTGGCTTAAAACGGATAAGCTAGAGCTGGTGTATCGGGCTAATCACCCGAAGATCACCATCGGGCTGACAGCATTTGACCCTACAGCTACGGAATTAGAGTTGCCCGACAGTCATCTGGAACCCTTGCTGTTGTTTGTGGCTAGCCGGGCCATGACACCTATGGGTGCGGGCCAGTTCGAGGGCTTGGCTGGCAACAATTACTTCGCTAAGTATGAACAAGCCTGTCAGCATATCGAGTTAATGAACCTGCGTGTAGATCAAGGCAGCCAAAACACGCGTCTTAGAAATAGTGGCTGGGCTTAACACCAATTATGAATTGGTGGCTAATTACTGTAATTGTATTAATTCCAAATTAATTTTTAGAATTGTTTAATTATCGAAGACAATAGCCCCTATGATTGAAAATACCAAAGCCACTGCCGACAGTTCTCAATTAGAAGCTAAGCCGCTTACCAATTGGGCTAAACCGCCAACAATACTGGAATTGAAACAGGATTTGACAGATGCCAAACCCATTCATGATGCTCAGGTCACGCAAATCAATACATGGTTGGACAACCTGAATATTACTGGTAAGGCCAAGATTAAAACGGCTGAGAGCAATTCCAGTATTGTTCCGAAGTTAATTCGGAAACAGGCGGAGTGGCGTTATGCCGCATTAAGTGAACCATTCCTAAGTACAGATGATGTGTTTAATGTAAATCCTGTGACTTGGGAAGACCGGGGTGCAGCCAAACAAAACCAGTTGCTGCTCAATCACCAGTTCAATAACGTCATCGACAAGGTTCGCTTCATTGATGAGTACGTTCGTGCTGCGGTTGACGAGGGCACGGTGGTAGTTAAAGTTGGTTGGGACTTTGAAGATGAAGAGTACACCGCCAACTTTCCTGATGTGGAATTCCAGGTCAACCCAGCACTGGCACCACTACACCAACATCTGGCTGATCTAAAGGCCAACTCTCCCAGTCAGTATGATACCGATGTGCCGGATGAACTGAAGGAAGCCCATGATTTGACAGAATCAAATGGGCAACCTATTGAACCGGTGATCAAGGGGCGAAAAGAAGAAAAGCGTAGGCGTATTGTCAAAAATGTCCCAACTCTTGAGGTTTGCGACGCGCGCAATGTGGTGTTTGATCCCACTTGCATGGGCGACTACGCCAAGGCTGGTTTTGCTATTGAGAGTTTTGAGTCTTGTCTGGCCACCCTGCGAAAGGATAGTAAGTACAAGAACCTGGACAGCATCAACATCGGTGCCAACTCCATCCTGGGTACTCCAGACCACAACTCCTCACAAGGTACTCAGACCTTCAACTTCAGCGATGAGCCCCGCAAGAAGTTTGTGGTGTACCAGTACTGGGGCTTTCGTGATGTAGATGGTTCTGGCAAGGTTAAGCCAATCGTCGCTGCCTGGGTGGGAGACACTATTATTCGCATGGAAGATAACCCATTCCCAGACAAAGCCATTCCCTTTGTTGTTGAGCAGTACCTACCGGTACGTCGTAACAACTATGGTGAGCCTGATGGTGCTCTGTTAGAGGATAACCAGAAGGTTATTGGTGCTGTAACTCGCGGCATGATTGACATCATGGGTAAGTCCGCTAATGGTCAGACTGGCCTGCGCAAAGACATGTTGGATGTAACCAATAAACGCAAGTTCGACAAAGGTCAGGACTATGAATACAACCCCAATGTAGACCCACGCCAGGGTGTGTACATGCACACCTATCCGGAGATTCCCAACTCAGCCCAGTTCATGCTGCAGCTACAGAACATGGAGGCAGAATCCCTCACGGGTGTGAAGTCTTGGAGCCAAGGCGTTTCGGGTGCCAATTTGGGTGACGTTGCAGTCGGTGTGCGTGGTGCCCTAGATGCTGCATCCAAGCGGGAACTTGGTATTTTGCGGCGGCTGTCTAGTGGTGTCATTAAGATTGGTCGCAAGCTCATTAGCATGAATGCTGTATTCCTCTCTGATCAAGAGGTGGTTCGGGTAACCAACGACGAGTTTGTCAAGATTCGCAAGGATGATCTTTCAGGTAGCTTTGATCTAAAGCTGTCCATCTCCACGGCTGAGGAAGATGATAACAAGGCCCAACAACTAGCATTCCTATTACAGACTGTTGGCCCCAACGCTGACCCCGAAATGGTCAAAATGATCCTAGCTGACATAGCTCGCTTGCGCAAGATGCCTGATATGGCCAAAAAGATTGAGGCCTACCAGCCGCAACCTGACCCGGTGGCTCAGAAGATGCAGGAACTTACTGTTGCCAAGCTTGAGGCGGAAATCGCAGAGATCCAAGCCAAAACCCAGAAGACTTTAGCTGATGCTGGTTTGGCTGGTTCCAAGATAGGCACTGAGCAAGTCAAGCAAGGTCACCTGAAGTCCATCACAGACCTGGCTGACCTAGATTTTGTTGAACAAGAGTCAGGTGTGAAACAAGAGCGAGGTCTGCAAATGGCTGGGGAACAAGCTAGAGGCAATATGCAATTGAAGGCAATGGACCAACAAATGGCACGAGAAAATAATCAACATTCTTTATTAAAAGACTATTTGAATAGCAAAGCAGCTAAAACCTGATATATTCGGGGCAATCAATTAAATCAATTGAATTAATCTATTAACTCTGGGAAGCACTGGTAGAACAATGAGCAATGAAACAATTCAGTCAATTGAACGAAATATTAAGCAAGCGAAGGAGGCAATTGAGTTTGGTAATGCCTTAACTCGACTACGCGGTAATAAGGACTTCAAAACAGTGATTTTGACTGGCTACTTCGAAAAAGAAGCAGTCCGGTTGGTTCACTTGAAAGCTGATCCGAATATGCAATCAATGGATATGCAACGAGCAATCATGGCATCAATAGATGCTATTGGTGCATTGACTCAGTATTTCACAACTGTTGCTTTTAAAGCGTCTCTAGCAGCTAAGTCGGCAGTTTCCGACCAAGAAGCTCTTGAAGAACTCTCTGTTGAGGAACTGAACAATGGCTGATCCAGTCGCAAAACCAGAAGACCAGGTTTCATATCTGGATATGTCCGACGAGGACATGCTGAATGCTGTTCCTCCCAGTGGGGTACCGGCTGTTGAAGCTGTAGCAGCACCTGCTGAACAGGATGTAGTAGCTGCACCCGCCCAAGAAGAGGAAGGTTCCGCAGCTGTCGACGAAAACGCCGGTACGGCGTCAGAGGAAGACGGCAAGGAACCGGTTGAAAAGTTAAGTCAGGTAGACAAAGCATCCGTAATTGAAAAACTCACCCCTGAGGGTGATGAAAAGACCCCAGTTGAGCAGGAAAACCCTGTTGCCGTGGACTTTGAGGCGGAATATAAGCGGCTATTGACCCCATTTAGGGCCAATGGTCGGGAAATTACGGTTACTTCTGTGGATGATGCCATCTCGCTGATGCAGATGGGTGCCAATTACAACAAGAAGATGGCTGCTTTGAAGCCGAATTTAAAACTCATGAAGCTGTTGGAAAACAACGGCCTCTTAAGTGAAGAGAAGATTAGCTGGTTGATCGATCTGGACAAGAAAAGCCCGGACGCAATCAACAAGCTAGTGCAAGACAGTGGTCTAAATCCAATGGATTTTGACGCTGAGAAAGCGGGCGAATACAAACCGAAAATTCACACGGTTGACGAGCGCGAGATGGAACTGGATACGGTGCTGGACGACCTCCAAAGCACACCAACGTACAACCGGACCCTCGCCATTGTCAGCAAGGAGTGGGACGGTGCAAGCAAACAGGTGATCGCTGGTTCACCTCAGCTGTTGAAGGTCATCAACTCCCATGTTGAAAGTGGGATTTACGACCTGATCAGTAAAGAGGTTGAGCGCGAGCGCGTGTTTGGTCGCTTGAATGGTCTGTCAGACATCGAAGCCTACCGGCAAGTCGGTGACGCACTCCAGGCGCGAGGTGGTTTTAACCACTTGGGTAGCTCCCAGGGGAAAAACGCCACAGTGCCAGTGATTGTGCAACCGAAACCGAAGAAGGTCGAAGACGACACACTGAATGAAAAAAGGCGAGCTGCAAGCTCCTCCAAGCCTGTTGCCCCGAGTACCGTAGACAAGGATTTCAACCCCTTGGCTTTATCGGACGCGGAGTTTAACAAGCTCTCTGCTGACAAGTTCCGGTAATCCGGGACAAACCTAAAGGAATAATCATGGGACAACAATTTAACTCTCCCGGTACCGTCGCATCAAGCATCGGTAACCAACTTGTTGACTTCTTCTACCAAAAGAAGGCGCTTATCGAGGCAGCCAAGCTGCAATTCTTCAGCCAATTGGCTGACGTGACCTCTATGCCCAAGAATATGGGCAAGAAGATTAAGCGTTTTCATTATCTGCCCTTGATGGATGACGCCAATCTGAATGACCAAGGTCTTGATGCTGCTGGTGTGACTATTACTGGTACCCAGTACTTTGTCACACTGCCGCGTTCAGTTCTAACTGTAGCCAATGGA